GAATGCGATCTTACCACGATGATTTGGTTATGTCTTTATCAATTGCTTGTTGGGTTAGAGATACTGCCCTTGAGATAGATAAAAAAGATATCGCATATAGAAAAGCCATGATGAATGGAATGTATATGAATTCAACCAAAATGAACACTACCATCAAAGGTCAAGATGGATACTCGCAATCATTTGAAGAAAAGTATCGAGAAGAAATTAAAAACGCAAAAGATTTTGTTTGGATCTTTAGAGGATAGAAAATGGCTCCACGTAATAAAAAAACCAGAAATGGCAAAAACCCCAACAACGAACAAAGCGAATTATTTAAATCACTAACCCGCTTGTTTTCGGGACCGATCACTACAAGAAGAACACAAACAGGCAGACAATTAAGACGCAGACACTTAGACATGTATGCTAAGAAGTTTCGTTCTGCCTCCGGCAAACAATTTAAGAAAATAGAAAGTTATTCTCCTATGTCTCAACTTAACTCTGCTATGTTTGCAAACCGCAATCGAGCAGAGCGATATATAGATTTTGACGAAATGGAGTATACACCAGAAATTGCATCATCACTAGACATATATGCTGATGAAATGACAACGCACTCGGCACTACAACCGATGCTTAATATTAAATGTTCTAACGAAGAAATTTCTTATCTTCTTCAAAATCTTTACCACAAAGTTCTTAATATCGATTATAACCTTTTTGGATGGTCACGAACAATGTGTAAATACGGAGATCTCTTTCTTTATTTAGATATTGATGAACATGCCGGTATTCAAAACTGCATAGGACTACCTCCTCAAGAAATTGAAAGACTCGAGGGTGAAGATCCAGTGAATCCAAACTATGTTCAATTTCAGTGGAACTCTGGTGGTATGACTTTTGAAAACTGGCAGGTAGCCCACTTTCGTATCCTTGGTAACGATAAGTTTGCTCCATACGGCACCTCAGTTCTAGAGCCAGCCCGACGCATTTGGCGACAACTTACAATGCTTGAAGATGCAATGATGGCTTACCGTATTGTCCGAGCACCCGAAAGGCGTCTTTTTAAAATTGATGTTGGGAATATTGCACCAGAAGATGTTGAGCAATATATGCAGAAGGTCATGACTCAAATGAAGCGCCATCAGGTTGTTGATCCAACAACCGGCCGTGTTGATCTTCGATACAACCCTCTTTCAATTGAGGAAGATTATTTCATTCCTGTCCGTGGGGGATCATCTTCTGATATCTCGAACCTACCCGGATCTTCATATAATGGCGGCATCGATGATGTTAAGTATCTCAGAGACAAATTATTCTCTGCTCTCAAGATTCCACAATCATACCTATCAATGGGCGAAGGAGCAACCGAGGACAAGACAACTCTTGCTCAAAAAGACATTCGCTTCGCTAGAACTATTCAAAGACTTCAGAGAGTTGTTATTTCGGAGTTAGAAAAAATTGGAATTATTCACTTATTTACACTTGGCTTTCGTGGAGATGATTTATTATCTTTCAAGTTGGCCCTCAACAATCCATCAAAAATCGCAGAACTTCAAGAGTTGGAACATTGGGATAAAAAGTTTGCTGTTGCCTCAAATGCAACCGAGGGCTATTTCTCAAAACGTTGGGTTGCTGAACATATGTTTGGCATGTCTGCCGACGAGTTTGTTCGCAATCAACGAGAAATGTTTCATGATAAAAAATTCGCTGCTGCTTTGGAAGCCGCTGCACAACCTGATGAAGAGGCTGCCGATACCGGAGGCGGAGGTGGGCTTGGTGATTTGGGCGCTGATCTCGGTGATGATGCTGGTGGCGGCGACCTCGGTGGTGGTGACGATCTTGGCGACCTTGGCGGAGGTGGAGAAGAACCAGCAGCCGAACCCGCTGGAGACGAGGGCGAAACTACACTACTGGCCGAACCCCCGGCCAAACGAGACGACGATGCGAAACCACGAGGTCGATACGAAATGAAGAAAAAGCCTCGCAGGCCAAGAACAAAGCAAAAGATTATGAACCAAGCAACTTCCGGAGAAATCAGAGGTTCTACAGGCAGAACAACTTTTCCCGGCGGTGTCGGCTACGGCGCCTTATCTAATCTATACCAAGAAGATAAAGATAATGAGAACTTAGAAGAAGAGAAACTATTTACACTTAGTAATGATATAAAGCAACTACTTGAAAGTTTAGTAAAAAAGGATGACAAGCATGAAGCACAATAAGAAAAGAAATACCGCTTTTCTTTACGAATGTTTAGTAAAAGAATTAACAAAAGCAATAGTACAAGGTAATAACGATCTTAAATCAAAAATTACCGAGGTTATAAAAGAAAACTTTAAAAAAGGAACGCCCCTCAAAAAAGATCTTGACATTTACAATTCTCTTTTAGAAGGGACAGGGCAAAAAGAGTATTCCAACGCTCTTCGTGTTATCTATGAAATTAAAAGAGATTATGATAATCTAGATCGAAAAGTAATATTCAACGCCCAGACAAAATTGATTAAACAAATCAATGAATCATTTGACTCTAGTATTTGGAACAACTTTATTGGAAATTATAAAAACATGGCAACAGCCGACATGTTCTTCAAACAAGAGAAACTACCAGCAAAGAAGCGATTACTTATTGAACACAGAGTCGTTGAATTTAGAAGAGAAACCATTGTTGAGTCAAAGATGAAGCATATTGACAATCTTACATACAAAACATTTGTCAATAAGTTCAACGATACATATGCTGAGTCGCTCCGAAAAGAGCAAAGAGAACTTTTGACAAACTTTATTATTTCGTTCTCGGACAATGGCGTTGGGCTTAAATCATATATCAACGAAGAGATTCATCGTCTACGTTCTTCGCTCCAAAACTTGAACGAAGGAGCCTATGCTCAAAATGCCTCAAAAGTTGTCAATAAACTTAATAGTTTTAAAGAAAGACGCTTAGACGAACAAATGCTTAGGGACCTGTTTTACATTCAAGATTTAGTGCATGAGGTAACGAAAAATGGCGATTAATGTTACAATTGGTGATGCACCGGGAGCAGCACCTCAAGATACAGGTGTTGATGTTAATATCACAGATTCACCAAAGGTCAAAGTTACAATTCCTGATCCTAATCTTTATGAGGTCAAGTTTAAATTAAAAATTAGAGAGTCACATAATGGTGACCTTATGATTTTCGATCACCCAGACATCGATATTGTTGTTATGGTCGAGAAGAAAAAGATTGTAACTTTTGCAAAAGACTTGGCAACTGACGTTGTTTATGGCACGTCATCTCGTCTTATGGAAAGGTTAAGAAAGAAAGGCGTTATTGCCTATGAGACCATCCAAGGCGGTAATGTCTATGGATCTTTGGAGGGTCAACTGCTTGAGATGAAAAACCCCGAAATGAAAGAAAAATTGTTTCCCCTTATCTTAAATCAGATTTCTGAATGGATTGAAAGTGAGAGACCATATTTTGAGACGGTTCATGAATATGAACATATGTATGATGACTCTTTGACTGAACCAGATAAAGAGGACTCAACACCACTTGGCAAAGTTCCACAAGATGCCAAGAAGGGTTCAATTGAGCCATATGTATTTGGCGCTTACCCTTATGGCGGATATTATTAGAGGTAAAAATGAACGTAAATTTTTTAGAATTTGATGCCGGTTGGCTATGGTTTATATTAACGGCATACGGACTAACTCAAATTCTTGTGTATGGTTCTATATTTGATCAAATACGCCCCGCAAAAGATGCTTATCGTGGATGGGGTAAAGTTTGGCACTGCCCTATGTGTATGGGATTTTGGGTTGGAGCCCTTTTGTTTACGCTAAACGGCTTTACAGAACTATTTACATTTGATTATACATTCGCAAACTTTTTAATTTGTGGGTGGATCTCATCAGGTACATCATATTTTTTAAGTATGCTTGTGAATGATGACGGAATCAAAATTAACCATGGAGACAAAAAATGAAACTCACAAATACTGTGTTGAGAAAAATTATTAAAGAAGAACTCGATAATGTTATGAAGGAAGCCGACATCGTAAACATGAGAGGCGACAAAGAAGGAGATTATCCTGCTTTTTATAATGCTATAAGTAAAGCAATGGAATCTGGTGGGGGAGATTTTGACGAAACCGAACGTGCTCTGCGTGCTGCATCTAGCACAATTGCTAGACAATACCAATCTGAAGATGCCGCATTGTTAAAAAACTTTACAGATAAAGCGTTTAAAGACATCTCACAAATGCTCGTCAAAAATCCAAGATTCCAAAAAATGGGAAAACAAATTAGTGCTTTACAACAACGTTTTGAAAAACAATTAAGTAAAGATACCACCCAATTTTAACCAAGGAGCAAAAAATGAATAAGAAATGGATGTTACAACCAGTTCGTCGCTGTTGCAGCGGATCTTAACTCGGGCGGGTTGCGCCCGCTTTTCTTTTGAGGACACAATATGCCTAAACAACTTTTACAAGAATTTTATGAACTATGTCCAAATGGGATGTGCCCCGACCTCTTAACTGAAAGAGAGAAGCGGGAGATCTCTAATGGCGCAATGTACCTTACTGGACGTATTCAAACTGCTGACAAGCAAAATGGAAATGGGCGTGTCTATCCTTACGATGTTCTAAGTCGTGAGGTCAATAATTATAGAAAGGTTGTTGAAGACAACCGTGCCTGCGGAGAACTTGACCATCCAGATGACTCCGTAGTAAATCTTAAAAATGTCTCTCACATTGTTACAGATGTGTGGTGGGACGGAAAAGATGTAATGGGTAAAATTAAAGTTCTTGATACCCCATCTGGGAAAACATTGAAAGAACTAATTAATGCCGGAGTGAAATTGGGCATCTCTTCAAGGGGCCTTGGCTCTGTTCGTGAGAGTATGGGCAAGACCGTCGTTGAGAGTGATTTTCAATTGATTTGTTTTGATATTGTATCCGAACCATCAACCCCAAACGCTTTCGTTTATCCAAAGGATTATGATAAGCGACCGCTTAAAATGCGAGAACATAAAGAAAACAAAATTGATAATTTATTTGACAAAATTTTGAGGGATTAATGAATAAAAACGAATTAAAAAAAGTATTGAAGCCACTGATCAAAGAGTGCATCAAAGAAGTCATATTCGAAGATGGAACTCTTTCTTCTATTATCGCCGAGGTTATGAGAGGTACACAACAAGCCACAACTCAACCGATTGTAGAGCAGCGGCAATATCAATCTCCACAACCTCGTTTGGAGC